CACCGGCACACACACCAAAGCGTCATAGATTTATAACATGTTACAACTAATGTCATAGTCTGTGTCAATATAATAGTGTCATAGTCTGTGTCAATACATTATGTCATAGTCTGTGTCAACACCCCCACCCCCTTATCGCTACGTGGACGAACTAGGGGAAAGGTTCAACGCTCTCTCTGGCGGGATTCTGAAACTTCCATGACCCTTAATCATCTTACTATAGGGGACAGAGAAATAATATTAAATACTTCTTTACATTTGCTTCAAAGTGTGCTATAATATATCTATAAAGACAACAAAGTAAATAGGGATTAACTGAAGTTTATATTCAGTGATTAACATACTCCTTATAACTATTGACATTGTCTATAACAACTATGTAATGATGTGTCGTGCATGTACCGACTGTGTCGATCATGTAACGGTAGAGGGTCAATATGTCAGAAGATGCTGCAATGCGTAAGAAGGTTAAACTCTTAAAGAAGAGTGATCCTTCAAAGTACGATGTTAATGAAAACTTCCTTCAGTTTGTCGCGTACTACGTGGAGTCAGGTGATGCACGTGGGTCGTGGACGAAGGCAGGGTATTCCCCTAATAGTGCTGGCAGTGCTATGTCAAGACTCAGAGACAACTGGCGTTTAGTTGAGGCAATGGTTAAGGAACGCATAGGCGCTCATGTCCCTATGGCTCTGACAGGTATCATTGAACTAGCTCAGACAGCTAAGCAGGAGTCTATAAGGTTAAAGGCACAGCAAGACATTCTCTATAGAGCTGGCTATGACAAGCCTATGGAGATGGTACTAACGGACAAGGATGCCAAAGATCTAAAGGATGATGAACTACAGAAAGAACTTCTAGCTATCTTGGGCAAGACCCAGACTATAGATGTTCTCCCAGAAGAAATACACTAACTCTACCATAAGGCGAGTATATGCTACTGCAATACAACAGACCCAACTTTGATACACTACAGATAGAAGTGGAAGAGCAGCGCGCTCTAATTGCTAGACTGACTACAGCATTGACGCTATCAGAAGCAGAACTCTCACGAGCTAAGCAGGTAAAGCCTGCAAGAAAGAATGCAACTAGCTCCTGAAGGGATAGCCAGACTGCCGAAGGAACAGCAGGTACGGCTACTAGAGCTACTACGAGAACAGAAAGACAGAGTCCGATTCAACAAGAAGGACAACTTTAATCTGTATGAATGGCAGCAAGGCTTAGCTAACTCTACTAGCGATGCTCATCAGGTGTTGGCAATGTGTGCTAACCAGATTGGCAAGTCAACAAGCGGTGCTTATATCACTGCCTGCCATCTAACAGGTCTGTATCCTGATTGGTGGAAAGGTAACAAGTTTGATAAGCCTATCTACTGCTGGGCTTCTGGTGTATCTAATGATACCACTAGAGATATTCTACAGACAGAGCTGTTTGGATTAGCTGAGAGTGAAGAGTCTTTCGGTACGGGTATGGTTCCTCTAGCTCACATAGGTGAGAAGACAAGGAGACGAGGAGCAACAGGTAATACCTATGACAGCGTTATGGTACAGCACCACGATGCTAACGGTAAGCCTGATGGTTGGTCTCGTATTGGCTTTAAGTCCTATGAGATGGGTGAGGAGAAGTTCTATGGCCGTCCTGTTGACTGGGTATGGCTAGATGAGCAGCCACCATCTAACATCTATACGCAGTGTATCACTCGTACAGTAGCCACGAATGGTTACGTTATGATGACGTTCACTCCAGAGGATGGTATGACTCCTGTTGTCAATCAGTTTATGAATGACATCAAGAAAGGACAGAAGTTAATACAGGCTACGTGGGACGATGCTCCACACCTAGATGAAGATACAAAGGAACAGCTATTGGCACAGTATCCTCCGCATGAGAGGAAACTAAGAAGTCAAGGCATTCCTGTATTTGGTTCTGGTCTTGTGTTCCCTGTGTCAGAGGACTCGTTAATCACTGAACCCTTTGAGATACCAGATCACTGGAAGAGAATAGGCGGACTAGACTTTGGATATGATCACCCCACTGCTGTAGCTTGGATTGCTATAGATGAGGACAGTGATACATATTACATCTACGATACCTATGCAAGCCGTCAGGAGACCGCTATAATCCATTCTGCGGCCATTAAGCAACGACCTGCATGGATACCCATAGCTTGGCCAAAGGATGGCTTACAGAGCGATAAGGGCAGCGGTGTGAGCTTAGCCTCTCAGTACAGAGATCAGGGAGTTAACATGCTGCATGATTGGGCACGTAATCCTAAAGCCTCTGGTGATACAGGTAAAGGTAACAACTTCATTGAGCCTTCGATCATGGAGATGCTACAGCGTATGGAGACAGGAAGGTTTAAAGTGTTCTCGCATTTGCATGACTGGTTCCAAGAGTTTAGATCGTATCACAGAAAGGACGGAAAGATTGTACCAATGAAAGACGACATCATGTCAGCAACTCGGTATGCTGTTATGTGCGCTCAATTCGCAGTAGCAGGTAAGACACAAAACTGGACTGACTATAGTGATCGGTCGCTTCCTATTAAGAACTGGAGTAATGTATAAATGGATACAGGTATTACAAACGAATCGTTATCAGAGGTAGTTAACCGAGAGCTTAATGCCGCTGACTCGTGGGCTAACGGAGATCTTGCAGATCAACAGGCAGAGGCACTTGACTATTACTATGGTCAACCCTTTGGCGATGAGGAAGAAGGATTCTCTTCAGTAGTAACACGAGACACCTTGAAGACAGTAGAGGGTATCATGCCATCACTGATGAAGGTGTTTGCATCAGGAGATACCTTTGTAGAGTTTGAACCTACAGGTGCAGAGGATGTAGCAGAAGCACAGCAGGCTACAGACTATTTGAACTATGTATTTGATAAGCGTTGTGATGGCTTCTCTGTATTGTACACTTGGTTTAAAGATGCACTACTAATGAAGAATGGTCTTGTAGAAGTAAGCTGGTCACAGGATGAGCTATGTGACATACAGAACTTTACAGCTATTGAACAGATTGAAGTTGATGCACTTGAAGCAGAAGAGGAAGTAGAGCTTGTACACAAAGAAATCAATGAAGAAGACCCCAATCTCTATGATGTTACTATTCGCCGTACTAACAATCGCGGTCGTCCAATCGTTGACTGTATCCCATCCTCTGAGTTTAGGATTAAGGCGCGAAGCAAAAGCATCAAGGATTCAGACTTCGTTGCGCGAGTACAAGACGTTAGTATTGGATCACTAGTTGACTATGGGTTCAACCGTGAGGATATCTCAGAAGGGCATGGCTCTCGCTTAATCAAGAACCAAGTAGAGAACGCTCGCTTCGGTGATGTAGAAGAACCTCACGACTTCAGCAATGACACTGTTGTTGAATATGTCAAGGCATGGGTTCGTACCTTTGATGAAGAAGACGAGAAGATGAAACTCTTTCAAGTCCACATGGTAGGTAACGTGGTGCTTGAGAAGGAAGAAGTAGGCGAGATACCTATCATTAACTTGTCTCCTATTATGATGCCACACAAGTTCACAGGCGTTAGTATTGCTGACTTGGTAATGGATATTCAGGAAATACGCAGCAAGATGTGGAGACATACTCTTGACAACCTAGCATTGTCTAATGCTGGACGTTACGCTGCCGTAGAGAATCAGGTTAACTTGCAGGATCTTATTGACAACCGCATTGGTGGTATTGTCCGTGAGAAGGTACAGGGTGCAGTACGACAGCTTCCAGTGCCACAGCTAGGTAACGCTACCTTCCCATTCCTTAATGAGCTAGAGAAGGAGCGAGAGGACAGAGCTGGTGTGTCGCGTATGACTCAAGGTCTTGACGCTGCTGCCCTTACATCTAACACTGCGGCCACTGCTGTTAATCAGGTAATGACTGCTGCTCAAGAGAAGATTCAGCTTATTGCTCGCATCTTTGCAGAGACAGGTGTTAAAGAACTGTTCCTACAACTATATCGACTGAGCCGTACTAACAACTCAGAGGTTGACATTGTAAAACTACGTGGTCGCTTTGTACCTGTTACCCCTTATGATTGGAAGGATCGCTTTGACATGACTGTCACTGTAGGTCTAGGTAACCAGAACAAAGACCAGCAGTTGATGCATCTTAACAACATCTCTACTATGCTCCGTGGTATTGGCGAGACACGCTTTGGTTATCTTATTAACGCAGAGCATGTACATACCCTAGCTACAGAGTTCATCCAAAACGCTGGCTATAAGAACGCAGCTCAGTTTATTGGCGACCCTCGTGACGTACAGCCACCTGAGCCACAGCCGTCTGCTGATATGGTAGCAGCTCAAGGCGAAGCACAGAAAGATGTAGCCGATGCTCAGCTTAAGCAAGTACAAGCTCAGGCACAGCAGGCAGAAGCTCAGATGAAGCAGGCTGAGTTCCAGCTTAAACTAGAAGGGTTGAAGTTTGAGCGTGAGAAGTTCGAGTGGATGAAGAAGAAAGAAGCAGCAGAGCTAGGACTTGAAGCACAGCAGAAACGCCCTGTTGGTATCGGTGACAGTAAACTACGAATGAGTGAGATGTGATTTGACTGACGAACAGAAAGCTAATACAGCCCGTGAGCTACTTCGAGGGGGCCTCTTAACCGAGGCTCTTAAGGATATTAAGTCCAGTATATCTACAGCGTGGACAGTAGCAGAAGAATCTGAAGAACGTGACAAACTATGGTACTTGCAAAAGTCAATAGATATGTTTGAGGATGTAATAGAAGGCTATGTGTCCAACTATGAATATCAACAAAAGGTTAAATAGTTCTTTACTTTTGATTCAAAGTGTGGTATAATATATACATAGATTAACCTAACAGATTAATAGGAGACTACCCCAAGTGGATGTCGATAACAGTTCAAGTATTGAAAGTGCAGTAGCAAGTCTTTTGACACCCTCCCCTGTGGAGCAAGTTAATGAAGAAGAGCTAGAGCAAGAAACCCTCGAAGAGGAAACTCAAGAGGTCGCTTCTGAAGACGAGTCTAACGATGAGATTGAAGAAGAGGAAGACACTGAAGGCGTAGAGGATGACGCAGACAGTGACTCGGACGTGGGGGATTCTGACGAAGTAGATAATCAATCAGATACTCAAGAGGAGACTTCAGAGGATACGCTGCATACCGTTAAGGTAGATGGTGAAGAGTACGAAGTTAACCTTGAAGAGTTGAAGAAGGGATATCAACTAGAGAAGAATTACACTAAGAGAGTCCAGAAGCTACAGGATGAGTCTAAGGAACTTGAGAATCTGAAGACCAACCTAAGTAGTGAAAGACAACAGTATCTTCAACTTATGGAACTAGCCGCTACTCAACAAATGGCGGAGGTTAATAAGAACAAAGAACTGCTAACTACGATTGATAAAGATGCTGATCCCGTAGCTTATGTACGACAGCAGTTGCACGTTCAAGACATAGAGGCTAATCTACGTCAGAACATTGAAGGCTTTAAACAAGCTAAGCAACAGGCTGAAGCACAGAAGCAGGAGCAGCGTACTAAGCTCGTAGCTCTGGAACAAGAGAAACTATCTCAAGTATTACCTGAGTGGATATCTCCTGACTTTCAGAAAGGTGTTATCGAATATGCAAAGGAAGTGGGTTATGCAGACTCCGACCTGAACAACATCGTTACCGCCCGTGACATCGCAGTGCTGAACAAGGCTCGACTTTACGATGAACTTGTTAGTAAGAAAGCTACCGTTAAGAAAAAGCGACAGCCTATTATTAAGAAGAAAGTTAAAGCGTCCTCGCCAGCAGATGCACAGACACGAAAGGCTCGCGCCGTTAAGGAACAACGTCAAAAGCTAAAACGCTCTGGTTCAGTGAATGATGCAGCATCTGCTCTTCTATCACTGACTTCTTAATTATACTTTAAAGGAATACTACAATGGCTAACCCCGTATTTGAAACCTATACTACTAAAGGGATCCGTGAGGATCTGGCTGACATTATCTACAATATTGCACCCACCGAAACTCCTTTCATGTCCAACATTGGCAAAGGCTCTTCTAAGGGTACTTACCACGAGTGGCAGGTCGATGATCTGGCCGCTGCTGCCGACAACTTTGTCGCTGAAGGCGCTGTCGCTGCGGCTGCTGTAAGTAACGCTACTACTCGCGTTGGTAACTACACTCAGATCTCTAGCAAGACTGTATCTGTATCTGGTTCTAACGATGCTGCTGACTCAGCTGGTCGTGCCTCTGAGATGGCTTATCAACTAGCTAAGAAAGGTATGGAACTGAAGCGCGACATGGAAGTTGCTTTTGTCGGTGTTGACAAAGCTTCTGTTGCTGGTTCTGCTGGCACTCCTCGTCAGTTGGCTTCTGCTACTTCTTGGATTGCTACTAACGTCAACCTTGGCGCTGGCGGTACTGCTTCAAACGGTTTGGGTACTAACGTATACTCTGCTGGTACTGATCGTGACTTTACTGAAGCTATGCTTACAGATGTTATTGAGAAGTGCTGGGTAAGTGGCGGCGCTCCAACTATCATCATGGCTAACGCTTTCCAGAAGCGCAAGATCACTGCCTTCACTGGTAACGCTACTAAGTTCAAGAACGTAGACGACAAGAAGATTGTCAACGCTGTAGACGTTTATGTATCTGACTATGGTGAGTTGAGTGTTGTACCTAACCGCTTCATGCAAGCTGACAGCGTTCTCGTTATCCAGCCTGACATGTGGTCTGTTGATACTTACCGTGACTTCCAGACTTTTGATCTGGCTAAGGTAGGCGATTCCGAGCAGAAGCAGTTGCTTGCTGAGTACACTTTGAAGTGCAGCAACGAAGCAGCTAACGGTGCTATCCGTGATCTTAACGTAAGTTAATTGTTAAGAGCTACGTTGGCTGGGTTGTCTTTAACTAGGCAGCCCAGCCTTTTATTTATAAACTGGAGTAGGTATGTCGGACGTTAAAACCCATATAATTAAGAATAATGACGGGACTCTTAGCCTCGGCACAACCCAAGACTATTCCAGTATCTTTGATCAGAATAAGTACGAAGCCAACAACAACATTAACCGAGTATCTGATAGAGATACCTTTGGTCGTAAGATTGCTTCGATACCGCTGAATTTAATCAATGCTTGGTGCAAAGAATGGAACTGTTCTATGCAGGAGCTATTTCAAGACCCTTCCTTGAAGGCAAAGATGATGGCAAGGCTGCGCGATAGCAGCTACTTGAAACTTCGTACAGATCATGGGCGCATATAATGGCAGCAAACAACCTAGGAGAACTCAGAGCTTTAGTTAAAGACTGGGGCAACCGCACAGATATATCTGATCCTACACTAAACTCTTTTATTAACATAGCTCAAGACAGAGCTACTAGAGTTCTTCGTCTTCCTGTATCGGAAGCTTTCTCTACTATCACAGTATCCAATAACACACTGCTCCTACCCACTGATTACATTGAAGCAAAGTCTTTAACTATTCAGATCAACGGACGCACTGTTGAATTACAGCGTAAGGACTTGGCTTTTGTATCAAAACAAATAGCGAATGCTAGTGGTCAGCCTAAGTACTTTGCACGTAAGCAGAACAAGTTTATCATTGGCCCTTCATCTACTACAACTGCTGCTGATCTTTATTATTATTACGCTACAGCTAATCTTGTTAACGACACAGATACTAACTGGTTTGTCGAACAGGCTACTAGTATGTTGATTTATGGTTCACTAGTAGAACTATCTTTATATACAAAGAATCCAGAAGAAGCTGCACAGTGGGAAACTAAGTTCCGAGCAGAAGCAGCAGAGCTTGTTCAGATGGCAGACAATGCCGACTGGTCAGGTTCTTCCATTAGCATTATACCTAAGAGGTAAGACATGACAGGCTTTTATGAAAACTACGATGATGCTGAAGGCGTACACAAAGGCAGTGCTGAACAGTCTGCTTTAGAGGCGGCAGCTTCCGCAACCGCCGCAGCATCTTCTGCAACATCATCAGAAACATCAGCAACTTCTTCTAGTACTAAAGCAGGTGAGGCAGCTACATCAGCAAGCACCGCTACGACTAAAGCAGCAGAAGCAGCTACGTCAGCCACCACTGCTACTACTAAGGCAAGTGAATCAGCTACGTCAGCAGCAGCATCAGATACGTCAGCAACAGAGTCAGCTACGTCAGCAACAGCTTCTGAGTCTTCAAGACAAGCATCAGCTTCAGCAGCGGCCGTTGCAGTTTCAGCATATGGTAGTGCTTCTAACTCAGCAACTGCGTCAGCAGCTTCAGCAACAGCAGCAGCGGGATCAGAGTCAGCAGTAGCAGCTTCAGCAACAGCAGCAGCAGGTTCAGCAACTACAGCTAGTACTTCAGCAAGCAACGCTGCTACATCAGAGACTAACGCAGCTACCTCAGCCACAGCAGCAGCAGCTTCAGCAACACTGGCTAACAGTGCAGAAGTTGTTACAGTTGCGGGTATTGCTTCGGACGTAACAGCCGTAGCTGGTATTGATGGTAATGTTACAAGCGTAGCAGGTATTGCTTCTGACGTAACTACCGTAGCCGCTGAACCCCTTAAGACTAATATCGCAACAGTAGCCGCGACTCCGCTCAGCACTAACATTAATATTGTAGGGCCAGCAGCATCTTCAGTAACTACTGTCGCAGGTGACATAGCTAAGGTTAACACTGTCGCTGCTGACCTCAGCGGTTCTGATACTATTGGAACTGTCGCGGGTGTTGCTTCTAATGTTACAACTGTGTCGGGCATTGCCGCTGACGTAACTACTGTAGCTGGCATCACTGCTGGCGACATATCTTTAGTTGCAGCGATTGACGATAAGGTAACACAGGTTGCAGCTATTAATGATCAAGTAGCTGTAGTAGGCTCTGATCCATATAAGACAAAGGTTGAAACTGTAGCAGAGTCTGTATACAAAGGAAAAGTAGAAACTGTATCTGGTCTTACTTCAGAAGTTACTTCAGTAGCTAACATTGCTTCTGATGTTACTACTGTATCTGCTAACATTACAGATATACAGAACGCAGAACAAAACGCAAACACAGCTACTACTAAAGCAGCAGAGAGTGCTGCCAGTGCTGTAACATCAGCAGCATCAGCATCTACTTCAGCATCTTCAGCAGCAGCGTCAGCCTCTTCAGCAACCGCAGCAGCATCGTCAGAATCAAACGCAGCTACCTCTGAATCAGACGCGGCTGTCTCAGCTTCTTCAGCAACTGTTTCAGCGGCTTCAGCACAGTCTTCAAAAGAAGCAGCAGCAGTGTCAGAGACTAACGCAGCAGCTTCTTACGATAGCTTTGATGACAGATACCTTGGTGTTAAAAGTTCAGCGCCTTCTACCGATAACGATGGTGATGCTTTGTTAACTGGTGCGTTGTACTTCAACTCTACCAACAACACCATGAATGTCTTCACAGGCAGCGCGTGGGCGGCTGTAGCCAACAACAACATCATCAATCCTAATGTTGCCTTGACTCAAGACTTAGCTACTAACGGTAATGATGTTAAGTTTGGCGACAATGACAAGGCTACGTTTGGTGCTAGTGATGACCTACAGATTTATCATGATGGTTCTCATAGTTATATCGTTGAACAAGGCACAGGTAACTTACGGATAGGGGCAAACGATTTTGAGTTAAAAAGTTGGGATACCAATGAAACGTATATGTCAGCTACCACAAACGGAGCAGTCAGCTTACGTTTTAACAACGCACTAAAACTAGCCACCACCTCTTCAGGCATAGACGTTACTGGTGCAATTAGTTTTGGTGATAATCACACTATTGGTAATGATGGTTTTGACAATTTAACCATAACTTCTTCTACTAGCGAAAACATTGTACTTAAACCCGCTGGCGCAACTTACATAGAACACGCAGGTTCTACTAAGTTCGTCACCACCTCCACAGGCATAGACGTTACTGGTAATGTATCTTTACCTGACAATGGTAAGGCTACGTTTGGTGCTAGTGATGATTTACAGATTTATCACAATGGGAATCACAGCTATATCACCGATGGCGGCACAGGGGACTTAAAAATATTAGGTGTCAATGTCGAGATTGGAGATTTAGGCGGCTATAAAAACTTCAAAGGTGTAAGCCAAGGCGAATCTACTGTCTACTACAACAACGCACTAAAACTAGCCACCACCTCCACAGGCATAAACGTTACTGGCAATGTAGACCTGCCTGACAACGGCAAGCTATTGCTGGGTGCTAGTGATGACCTACAGATTTACCATGATGGGTCAGCGTCTTATATCAAGGAAAACGGCACTGGTGACTTAATTATACAGGGCAGTAACACTATGCGATTCCAAGGCTCTAGTGGTCAGGAGTTGGCAAACTTTTCAACTGGTGGTGCTGTTACACTATTCAACAACGGCTCAACTAAACTTACCACAACCTCCACAGGCATAGACGTTACTGGCACAGCCACGATGGATGGGCTTACTGTAGAGACAAGCGCAACAGGTGGTTTTAAAGTTGAGGATAGAGGAAGTAGTGGTACTAAAATAACTTCATACCAAGGAACAACTAATTCTAATGTAAGACAACTTGACTTAAATGCCTACAAAGTAGCTATCAGAACTGGCGAAGTCACAGGTACGGCGGTAACAGATAGAATGCTAGTGTCAAACAACGGAGACATCAGCTTCTACGAGGACACAGGCACAACGCCTAAGTTGTTCTGGGATGCGTCTGCGGAGTCTTTGGGTATTGGTACTAGTTCGCCAACTACTGCTTTAGATGCTAGAGGGGGTCTTAATAGCGCACACGCTACCTTTACTGGGCAAGCTAGTCGTGGCTTAGTGATTAGCACTGCCAACACTCTAAACAATGACGATGGCGTTATTTACAATGCTCAAACGGTGTCTGGTAAACATATTTTCCAAACTGGCGGCACAGAACGCATGCGCATAGACTCATCAGGTAATGTGGGTATTGGTGTTACATCACCTTCAAGTTATACATTTGGAGATGTGGCGATTAACGGAGGAACAAATGCAGGATTAACTCTTGCAAGTGGGACAAGTGGAATTGGTACTCTTGCTTTCGCAGACGGAACATCAGGAAACGCAGCTTACAGAGGATATGTTCAGTATAGCCATGGTAATGATAGTTTACTAGTTGGCACTGGCGGCACAGAACGCGCACGCATAGACTCATCAGGCAACCTGTTGGTGGGTAAGACTAGCACCTCTGGAAACACAGTAGGCGCAGAACTACGTTCTAATGGCGGAATATTCGGCACTAAAGATGGCGCTTATGTAGCTAGATTTAACCGTAAGACCTCTGACGGTTCTATTGTTGAACTACAAAAAGACGGCACAGCCGTAGGTAGTATTGGTAGTCAAAGCGGTCATCTATACATATCGGGTAATGGGACTAACTCTGCTGGTTTACGCTTACAAAATAACGGCATTATTTCACCTACAACTAATGCAGTTATATCTGGTGATACTGTTGACATAGGTCAGGCAGGCGCACGCTTCAAAGACCTCCACCTATCAGGACAAGCATACGCATCTTACCTGCGTCCGACAGCAGGCTCTACTGACTTTATTAACTTTAGTTCAGGAGCTATCAGGTTAGCCACTGGTGGAAGCGAAAGTGCTAGGATTGATACATCAGGCAATTTGTTGGTG